TTAGGAAGAGATGGACGTAAACAAGAAATAAAAGATTTTATAGATTACCTCACAGAATATATTGATAAACACATGTTTACAATGTTTAAAAAAGATAAAGATAGAAAAGTTTGTGATGCTATTAATATACTTTTTAAACGTAGAGAAAATTTGGAAATATTCAATAAAAAAGCACTTTACATTTATATTAGAGAAATAACTGATGTAGATACCCCTGTTATTACTAAAGTAACAAAAAAATTAAAATCAGTTTATAAAACATTATATATGGAGTTTGATGAAACAGGGTATGTAAAAATCTAAAAATTCCATATTTATAATAAAATGTATGGATTCATTAAATCAAATATTATTCGACGATAAATCTTTTGGAGATTTATTAAAAGAAATTCACGGCAACCAAAAGAAAAAAGCTAAACAATTAGCATCTTTAATTTCAGAATTAAAACCTTTAGTCCAATCTTTAGGTGATGCTACAGTTGTAGTTCCCTTAATTAAAGAATACATGGAAATTAGTGTTAAAAATGATGACCAACTAATTAAAATGGCAGCTATTGTACAACGTTTATCTACAAGTACTTCTTCTAATGGTGATAGTGGTTTATTAACTGAAGAAGAAATGAGTCAATTAATGGATGTTGCTGAAGAAATATCAAAAACAGTAGAAGAACCTAAAAAAATAGAAAACAAGCAAAATGATAACTAGATTAGAAGCAGTAAGGGTACAAGAAGTTATCTTAAATGATGAAACTAATCCAGATAGATATAAATCTTTAGGGGGCCCAGATGCTGTAGGAACTATATTATATACCAAATTTAGACAATCACTTCCTAAAGATAATTCAACTAATAAATTAAGTTTTGCAAAACCTTTATTTTCAAGTATAACACAATATCCTTTAGTTAATGAAATAGTTTATATATTAAGGGGTCCAAGTCCTTATTATTATGAGGGAGATAGAGATGAAATAGCTTATTATTTACCTGCTATAAAAATTCAAAATCATCCTTTACATAATGCTTTTCCTAAAGTTTTAAAAAGTGGTAAAGTAGCTTTATCTAATGAAGAAATAGAAGAAGGAGCATCTAACCCTAATGACCAAGAATCTACACTTACTTTAGGAGAATATTTTCAAGAATTAGAAAATATTAGACCTTTAAGACCTTATGAAGGAGATACTATTATAGAAGGAAGATATGGTAATTCTATAAGATTAGGAGCTACTACTTTTAACCAATTAAGTGACTTTAATAGATGGAGTAATGAAGGTGAAATAGGAAATCCTATTACTATAATTAGAAATGGCCAAAAAGAAGATGAACAAAAAGAATCTTTTGAACATATATTAGAAGATATAGATGGAGATCATTCAAGTATATATTTGTGTTCTAATCAACAAATAACTAATTTTACACCTGCTTCTTTATATCAATTATCTTTTGGTGCTAATTTAGAATTACAAGAAAAAATAGAACCAGAACCTAATAATGAACCTATAACTGAAGATGTAGAAGAAGATATACCATTAGCTACACCACCACCTCTTCCTCCAGAACCAGAAGAAATACCAGAAGAAGAAGTACAAGAAGACATAGCAGATTATGATATATCACCTACTGAAGAACAAGTAATATTCCCTGGAGAAGATTTAGGGGATTTACCTGAAAATTACTCTAATACAGAGGGAATAGATGTAGAAAGACCGATGGGACCTCCAGGACCTCCTCCTTTACACGCAGATGCAGAAGAAACTATAAATGTTACAGAACAACAACAACTTCAAAGTAGTGGTCAAACTAAAGTAGAAAATAATCCTTATGGTTTTTATTATCAAAGAATGGGACCTCGAGGTAAAGTTACAGTTAAAGATAAAAATATGAATACAGTATATGAAGGTAGTGTTTCTTCAGGAACTCCTGGTGAATTAATAAATGAAGCAAAATCAGGATTATCAATATATTAATTATGGCGTTTAAATTAAAATCATATATTTTAAGCAGTACTGCAACAAAAAAAGGTATAGATAATACTCCAGGTGTTGATGTAGAATCAGATTCTAAATTGACTTCTGAATATATTATAGGTAATTTAGAAAAATTACATAATAAATGTATAGCTCCTATAATGAGTCATTTTAATAATTTACCTGGTAGTAGTGGTAATTCTATAGGGGTAACATCTGTTTATAGATCTAAAGCATTAAATGCAGCAGTAAATGGAGTAGAAAATTCTCAACATATACAAGGAATGGCTTGTGATTTAATTTACACTGAAGGATCTACATCTGAAATATATAATTGGGCTATAGCAAATTTACCTACATTTAATCAAATTATATGGGAGTTTCCAGAAAAAGGAGATTTTAATAGTGGTAATTTAAATTCATCATGGATACACATAGCATATAATGAAGACGATAATAAAAAAACAAAATCACTAGCTTCAGATAGAGAAGATTTACATGAATATTTTAGAACTCAAAATACAGAAAGAAGGGGACAGTATACTCATGGATTAGAAAATGAAGCAGACCAAACAATAGTATATTATGGCATACATTCCTGAATCCCCAGACACATACCAAGGAAATCAAGTAATATTAAATTCAGATAGATTACTATTTAATGCAAAATCAGATAGTATTTTACTGTTTTCAGATAAAGCTATAGGTTTTAGTACAAATGGTAGTTTCCATTTTGATACAAGTCCTAATGAAGAAAGTAAATTTATTATAAATTCTCCTCAAATTTATTTAGGCTTAGAATTTGATGATACTCTTCCAACCCAACCAGCAGTATTAGGAGATGAATTAGGGGAATTATTAGAAGGTGTATTAGATTTAATAGATGATGTAATAGATGATATATGTACAAAAGTAACATATGTAGTAACACCTCCGGGAGGATTAACTGGTATGAATCCAGCTAATTTTTCTACTTTTCAATCAAGAAAAATAGAAATAGAAAGTCTAAAACAAGATATACAAGATATAATGAGTACAAACACAAAATTAGTATAAAATGTCTTCAGAAACAGTAAGAAATTTATTAAATAACACAGTAACTCGAGTTATAACAACGTCTAAACAACAAATAAAGGAACAAGGTAAAAAACAAGTTTTAAAGCTTAAACAACAAATACCTTCTCCTGCTGATCTTATAAATGAGTTAAAAGCAGATGTTTCAGAAACAAATTGTACAGGTAAAGGAAAAGAAAAATTTGATAATAAACATCAAAAAATTATTGATAAAATAGATAAACTTCAAAACGCAGTAGGTAAGGCTTTAGATAAATTATCAGCAGTAGAAGAAAAACTAAAAAAAATAACAGACCCTTCAGGAGTATTAGCTAAAATAAATCAATTAGCATCAGTTTTACAACCTATTACAGCTGTATTAGGTACCACTATAATAATAGCCAAAATATTAATAAAAGTAGCAGGTCACATACCTCTCCCTCCTAATGGAGCAGGAGTACCTCCGGGACCTATTATTTTAGCTAAAGATTTAGCAGATATAGCTGGAGGAAAAATAGCAGAATATTCGGCTTTAGTATTAAGTTTAACAATTATAGTACAACTTTATACTAATAAAATAAATAAAATATTAAATATTATTACAACTGCTGTAACTAAATTAAAAGCTTTAAAAGATCAACTAGATAAATTAGTATTATTAGCTCAATTTGCAAAAATGAATCATGAAAGTAAATGTGATGATTTATTAAATGATAGCACAGGGGCAACAGGAACAGGAACAGGAACCGGAACTGGTGATGGAAGTGGTAGTGGTAGTGGTGATGGTGATGGATTAGGTGTAAATACCATAGATGGAAATAATATACATTCTTTAAATGATGGTTTAAGCCTTGAAGATTTAACATCTTTAATTGAAGATAAATATGCTAATACATTAGCTAACTTACGTGCTCAAGGAGATACTAGAGCATTAGAAAGAATCTCAGTTTTACAAAAAGAAACTAAAGAATGGGTACTTAAATACAATATTAGTTTTAAAATAATTAATATTTAAAAAAAACTTATATTTATAACAAACAATAATTAATAATATGAAAGCAAAAACTTTTGAAAATCTAATTAGAAAAGTAGTTAGAGAAGAAATAGATTATGCGTTACGCAGAGAAATTAAAACACTTAAAGAAGATTTAAGTGATGAATTAAAACCAACTATTATAGAACATAAAGAAAGAATAGTTGAAGTTCCTGAAATAGCAAAAAATTCTTTAAGAGAAAAAATTATGGGTAGTGCTCCTTTAAAATCAAAACCATTTAAACCTCAAAATTTTACAAACAATTCAGCTTTAAATGATTTATTAAATGAAACAGCACAAGGAGATACAAATACAGAATCAGGAAACGCCCCAGTAAGTTTAGCACAACCATTTGCTTCAGGTGCACCAATGTCTGTAGATACAACAGGTATGCCTGAATCAGTAGCAAATGCAGTAACAAGAGATTACAGTGGTTTAATGAAAGCAATAAATAAAAAGAAAAAATAATACATGCCTCTAATACAAGGAATAAGAAAAGACCCAAGAGATCTTAATAATAATATTAAGATAGGGGTAGCTTTTCCTTTAGATGAAAATAATGTATTTAGTAGTACCGAAACTCTTATAGATCAAGCAAAATCAAATCTTATAAATTTATTATTAACTGTTCCTGGTGAGAGGGTAAATTTACCCAATTTTGGTGTAGGAATAAAAAATTTATTATTTGAACAAAATATTAATTTAGAAAGTTTAAGACAAAAAATAATAACACAAGCAGATTTTTACGTACCTAATATACAAGTATTTGACGTAAGAACATCATTATCTACAGATCAAAGAACATTATTTGTAGCAGTAACGTATAGATCTTTATTAGATAATTCAGTAGATGCAATTCAATTAAATTTTAACGAGTAATGGCTTATAATAAAGTATCAAATAAAAATCAAGATAAAGAAGTTAAATACTTAAGTAAAGACTATAATAGCTTTAAAAGTAGATTAGTAGAATTTACTCAAACTTATTTTCCTAATAATTTTAATGATTTTAGTGAAGGTAATCCAGGAATGATGTTTCTAGAAATGGCTGCTTATGTAGGAGATGTTTTATCTTTTTACACAGACACTCAATTAAGAGAATCATTTTTAAATCTAGCTCAAGAAAAAGAAAACTTATACAACATAGCACATGCTATGGGTTATAAACCAAAATTAACATCAGCAGCTTCTGTTGATTTAGATATATCTCAATTAGTACCTTCAAAAATAGTAAATGGATCATATGAACCTGATTATGATTATGCTTTAAATATAAATTCAAATTCTACATTTGCCTCTACAAATGGTACATCTTTTTATATAACAAAAGATGCTAGATTTGGATTTTCATCAAGTTTTGAACCAACTACAGTAAGTGTATACCAATATGACATATCACAAAACCCAGAATACTATTTATTGAAAAAAACAGTACCTTCTATTTCCGCAGAAACAAAAACTCAATCTTTTGTTGTAGGGGCTCCTCAAAAATATTTAACATTAGAATTGTTTGATACTAATATAATCTCTATAGAATCTATAATAGACTCATCAGGTAAAAAATACCATGAAGTTCCTTATCTGGCACAAAGTACAATATTTGAAGAAGTAGATAATACAGCAGCTAATGATCCTGAACTACATCAATATAACCACCAAACACCTCATCTTTTAAAATTAAAAAAAGTACCTAAAAGATTTACAACAAGAGTAAAAAAAGACAATAAATTAGAATTACAATTTGGATCAGGTGTTAGTGATAAAGCAGACGAACAAATTATTCCTAATCCAGATAATATAGGTTTAGGAATTATGGATGGAAGAAGCAAATTAGACGTATCATATGATCCCTCTAATTTTTTATATACTAAAGCTTATGGAGAAGTACCTGCTAATACAACCTTAAAAGTAACTTATTTAGTAGGAGGGGGTTTAAATGCTAATGTAAATTCAAATTCAATCACAGAATTAGGTTCTATAAATATAACACCTAAACCTAATTTAAATCAAAGTATGTTAAATTTTGTTAAATCTTCAATCCAATCTACTAATGTAGAAGCAGCTAGAGGCGGAGGAGGAGCAGAAACCATAGAAGAAGTTAGAATGAATACTATGGCTAATTTTGGAGCACAACAAAGAACAGTTACAAAAGATGATTATCTAATTAGATCCTTATCTATGCCCGCACAATTAGGTAGAGTAGCTAAAGCATATATAGTTCAAGATGATCAAACTTCACCTTTAACAAACGAACCAGGTAGAATACCTAATCCTTTAGCTTTAAATTTATATACTTTAGGATATGATCAAAATAAAAATCTTACAAATTTAAACACAGCAACTAAAATAAATTTATCTACTTATTTAGAACAATATAGAATGCTAACAGATGCTATTAATATTAAAGATGCATTTGCAATTAATTTTGGTATTGAATTTGAAATTACAACATATAAGTCTTATAATAATCAAGAAGTATTATTAAATTGTATTAATGAAATTAAAGAATATTTTAGTATAGATAAATGGCAGATAAACCAACCTATTATAATTTCTGAAGTTCAAAATTTAATAGGAGGGGTCGCAGGATGTCAAACAGTAGAATCTGTTAGATTTGAAAATAAAAATGGAGAAAGTTTAGGATATTCAAAATATAAGTATGGTTTTAAAGAAGCAACTAAAAATAACGTAATTTATCCTTCAATGGATCCTAGTATTTTTGAATTAAAATTCCCAAATGCTGATATTCAAGGACGTGTAACAACATATTAAAATGGCATACTACTTTTTATTCCCAGAAATAGACGCAACATTATATAGTCATCCCGATCGTGTAGACATGAATACAGGGGGAGATGAAATACTTGAACTTGTAAAAGAAAGAGGAAATACAGACCAATTTTATTATCCTTCAAGAATTGTAATTAAATTTAAAGAAGAAGAAATAGCATCTATAATAGAAAATACTATGGGGGGCGATAATTTTGCTTCTTCTAAAGTAAATCTTCAATTAACTTCTGTTCAAGCTAAAAATTTAACATCTACTCAACTATTAGAAGTATATGCTATTTCACAATCATGGAACGAAGGAACAAATAAATACTTTAATTTACCCTCAGCCTCAAATGGAGTTACTTGGAAATTTAGAGATAATTCAATCCAAGCTACTGCATGGACAACTTCTTCTTTAGGAGGAATAGGAACATCTGCAATAGGAGAATATGGAGGATTTACAATAGAACAATATGAAACAGTAACAGGAACATCAGGATCAATAGTTAGTTCTTCAGATAATGGGGGACCTATAACTCCAGGAGGAGGTGTTTGGTATACAGGTAGTGGTTTCCAAACAAACCAACAATTTCTAGCAGGAGATAATTTAGATACAAATTTTGATGTAACTGATATAGTTACAAAATTTAGTCAAAGTTATTTTAATGATGCACAGTACCCAATAGGAATTTCAAATCAAGGATTTTTAATAAAACAAATAGATAGTGTTGAATCTAATGTAGCTACTAGTTTTGGTGAATTACAATATTTTTCTCAAGATACTCATACAATTTATCCTCCTAAATTAACATTTAAGTGGAATGATCAAGAAATTAACTCAACACTACCAAAAGCTTCTAGTGGATCTTTTAATGTTTCTTTGTATAACGACAAAGAAGAATACAATCAAAACGATGAAGCTTTATTTAGATTCCATGTAAGACCAAAATATCCAGTAAGAACTTTTTCTACTTCATCAAATTATTTAAACAATTATATATTTAGAACAGATGCAAAGTCATTGTATAGTATAAGAGATGCATATTCTGAAGAAGAAATTATCCCTTTCGATACTGAATACACAAGACTAAGTCATGATAATGAAAGTAGTTATTTTAAAATTTTTATGAAAGGGTTACAACCAGAAAGATATTATCGTATATTAATAAAACATATAGCTAAAGATGGAGTAACCATTTATGATAACGATTATTTCTTTAAAGTTGTAAGATAATGTCTGAAGATAAAATAAAATTAGAAAAAACTATAAAAAGTAATAAGTTATCTAATAAACTTTACAATAAATCTTTTAGTGAATTAACAAGATCAGAACCTCCTTTATCTAATGAAAGGGTAGAAGATTTATATAATTCTTTATTTTTTAAAATAAATAAAAAAGGAAAAAATTCTCATGAATCTATAATAAAAGAAAGTAGAGATTATTTATATCCACAAATAAATAAAAAATTAGATGATAAAATAGAATCTTTATTAGAAAAATTAGACTCAAAACAAGAAGAATTAACAAAAATAACATCACCTAGACCATCAAATTCTGAATATCCTAATGGTTCTTTTTTAACAGCAGGAAATGCAGATGGTCAGTTTCAAGGAATGACTACTGTTTATGTTATGCAAGATGGTTTAAAAAGAGCTATTAGTAGTGAAGGTTTATATAAATTAATTAGAAAATCTCTTAAAGTAGGAGGAGAACTATATAGTGAATTATATTTTTTAAGTATTAATGAATTAAATAGAATACCTGATGGTGTAAAAATAGCATATCAATGGCATTTATCTATGTCTGAATTTGCAGCAGATTATGATCCTATATATCAAAGATTTCCTTTTGATACTTTATCTCTTTATTGTGAAGGTAGAGAAGCAGATGATTCTTTTGATTTAATAAGTGGTGATTTTTATTTAGAAGATGATCCAGAAGATGGTTGTAGTATAACTTATATAAAAAATAAATTTGATGATGACCCAGAACCTTATTCTATAGAAACAGAATACATAGGAGTAGGACAAACTGCAACTATAGAAATAGCAAAAGATGATAATGGATTAAAAGGAATACCTCCTGAAATTACAAAACAAGTATACGAAGACTATTATGATTACAATTTAGATATTCAACAAACAGGAACTAGACTTTGGGGTAGGGATAAAAAATATAAAGGAATATTATTAGCTGAAGGTCGTATATTAATAGAGGGAAGCGAAGAAAAATTTAACACAAAAACAAATCAAGATATATTAACAGAAATAACTTTTGAGGAACTATATGGTAATGTTAGAAAAATATACTCTAACGGATGTAGACAATTAGATGGATCTTTTGAAGATTGTTTTGGGGATTTAAACCAATCAGGAGATTTAGAAGATAAATTTGATGATCCTGATTTTAGATATTATAAAAAAACAGTAAAATTTGAAAATGATGAAATATCAAAAAGTGTAGGTAATGTAGAATCAGGTGGGGGATGGTTTCAGTATGCAGGAAATATAAAACTAGATCATAGAATAGCTTTAGGAAATGGAAAAACATTCCCTGTTTATGGTCAACCTATATTAAAATTATTTGGTACCTATGTTGTATATTTAAGATACACAGATGTTACTTCAGGAAATGCTAACTATGAAGCAGCAGAAGATTTTAGGTATCATTATTTTTATAATTTAGATGAATCTTCAAATGCATCTAAAAAAATATTTAAAATAAAAGATAAAGATTTACCAGATCATTTATTTAATAAAAATAGTGATGTTTATAAAGACCAAAAATTCAAAAGAATAGCTTATGATACAGGGGTTAATAGTATTCCTTTTGGATCAAATAATAATAGCAGTATGTTTGGAATAGGAATTTTTAATGTTGAATATGCTAATCCTTATAGATATGGAATGGTAGGAGAAGGATCTTCAAGATTTAATTGGGAAGCTATAAAAACAAGTAAAATAGCTTATATAGGGTTAACACATGAACCTATAAAAAACAACCAAATAAATTTACGTTATTATGAACCAAATGGGGGTAATTACTTTAATCCCCCTAATGAAGGAAGTAATTATGGGTTATCAGGAGAAGTAAGAACTATATTAGATACTAATAATTCTAACACAAACTATGCAGATACAAATGACCCAGAATTTTGTCCCTTTACTAAATCCCAATTAGAACAATTTAGTTTATATTCAATACCTGCAGGTTCTAATAGTAATCTTCCCTTAGGATGTACTTTTACAAATTGTTTAGATTGTTAATATGAAAAAAGTAACATTAAATAAAGTATCATACAAGTATAAAGACGTAGCAGGTCTTTTAGGAGACCAAATGGGTTTTTCAGAATTTAAAACAAAACCCCCTACAGTTAATGGATTTTTTAAATTATATAATGAAAATTTTTATAGTTTAGATAAATCTGTTCATAATAATTTTATTATAAAAAGCGAAAACCACGTAGGGACTGTAGATAATCCTAGAAATTTAGAAATAGAAAGACTAAAACAACGATTAGAAACAGTTCAATTAGAAATAGACAGCGCGGATAGAGAACATCCCTATTTTATTAATGGATCTATAATAATGCATAAAGATTTTAATGTAGGGTACACTGCGGGAAATGGAGGTATAGATTCAGAGGGAAGAATAAAAGGTCCTAGATATTATATGCATTCAGGGAAAAAAAGACCTATATCAGGTGAATATACTCTTTATTCTAAAATAAAAAACAGATTAGGAATGAAAGATTTAAAAGATTCAGAAGTTATTGTTTTTTTATGGCCAGGAGGTTTAGACGCAA